ATAAGCCTGTTGCTTAAAGTAATTAGCAAGTTGTATCCTAGACATTAATCTTTCTGTCTGAGATAGATCTAGCTTTTGGAAGTGATTAAAGTTTAATGCATTCTCTGTATTTGTAATAGAAGTATCTAGAGGAAGCATCTGGAAATTCTTCATTGCTACATAAGCTTTAGCATAATTTCCTTTACCCCAATCTTCTCCTAATGAGTGTCTAGGTAGAGAGTTTTGATCAAGCATGATAACAGTACCTAATTCATCTACCAGGATATCTGCTATCTGGTTATTTACAATGTTATATGCAATCTGGTATGGTTTCATTAAGTCAAGTAATGCTGTTGACTTAGTATTCCTATCAGAGAATACTGCACCTTCTACTGGAAGTTTACATCCGTATAATGAACTATCACCTTTAAACTGAAATTTAAGAGGGCCTATATCATGTTTATCTATTCCAACATAAATAGGTGTAAATCCTCCAGGATTGTTCATACCCCAGAATGATGGAATGTTTGGTCCAATCTTTACACCACCCCATACTTCATTAATCCAGATCCAATCAATATGTTCTCCAAAAACAATATTATCTCTGGTTTTATTTTTATAGATTCTTGTATCGTAAATTGGTTTATCTGTGATTTTGTAATCTTCAGTTATGATTTCTGTAGTTACTTCACCTAACTCAGATACTTTAGTTAAATGACCTACTTTTCTTTGAGACTTCCAGTAAGCTGTACTTACTCTAAGTAGATAAGCTGTGCCCTGATCAAAATAGTCTTCTCCCTCTGCTAAGATTTGTGTAATGATATCTGATCCATCTAGAATGTTTCCTGCCATAAAAGAAGTATACTGACGGTATGCTAATGAAGGCATGTTAGTATTCCAGTCATGACTCTTAGTTCCGTCATAGAATGTTCCATCATTCTGAAGACCTCCAATATTATATGCAGCAGACCTAATAGGATAAATAGATTCTAATCCTCTTAACTCTTCTTCTGTCATCATATAACCATACTTATCTATAACATCAGATACAGTCATCATATCTGTTTTACCTACCCAGTTAGCCTGAGAGATATATCTTCTGTCTGGAGACTTATGGTAGAAACAAATAACCGGATTCCAAAGTTCTACATCATAGTCATCCTCCATCATGCGGAAGTGCCAGAATTCTCTATCTGTAATGAGCATGTCACGGAAACCTCTTTCCTCTAACTCATCCATAGCAAATCTTTCTACATCTACATTATGTTGATGACTAGCCCACTGCTCTATCATAGAACGGTAACTCTTTTGGAAGAATTGTTCTATCTCAGGTAATGACTTGATATTTTCAGGAGACATCTGCTGTTGAGCTTCTTCTGAATTCATGTCCATACCTTGTTCTGATAAAGCTGCAAGAATTTTTGTTTGAGCATCTGCAATAAGAGTTTCTTCAACCATCTTACGTTTTTGCTCCATCAGCTCATTATAAGAGTATTCATCTACAGCACGGTAAGTAAGTTTAGTATTTCTTTTTGCAAATTCACCTACTAAAACATTAATAACATTTGGTATAATAGGATAGAACTTAAGTTCTAATGCAGAACTATCTTCTTTAGTTAAGAGTTCTACAATGTCTCTATACTCATTGTTTTCTTCTACAATGTAGTCTGTTCTATCAATGATGCCCTTAGCTAGTTTGTAATTTTTCATTAGTCTTCTAGCATTTCTACGGATTTGTTTTAATCCTTGCCACTCTAACCAATCTAAATTCCAAGCTGCCCACTGATCATCTTTTTGGTCCTTAGATAAAAATTGAAGAGGTTGAGTAACACTACCTAAACGGTTGTGCTCCACTTTAGCACCGCTCTTCATTTGCATTGCATTATATACCTGCATAGCTCTTATTTAATGTTTTTGAATGGTGATCTTTTAAATCCCTGTGAATTAAAAGAGTTAGACTTTCCCATATGACGGAACATGTCCTTATTTAATTTATACAAATTTTCTGACTTTTGCAAGTTTTTTACTGCATCATCTACAACTTCTCTGCGTAAATACCCTCTATTTGACTCCTGAATCTTCATAAAAGATACAAGTGAAGCAAAAGCAACAAGCCGGTCAACGTTGAGACCATCTGTATATTCTTGCATTTCTTTGAGTAACATTGGGTCAGGAATTCTTTCTATTCCATATGTGGTTTTAACAATTGTACCATCGGGTTTAGTTTCTACATCTAATTCTTCTTTAGTATATTCAATAGCATAACTTAATAGGTGGGCTTTAAATAATGTACCTGTGTTTTTCCAACCATATTCCTGATAAACATTTGCATTAGCACCAATATCTTTTAAGAATAGAATTTGAGTTTTAGATACAAGATACTTTTGTTTTCTCCTAGATATCATATACTGAATAAATAGAGAGATGTTATTCTCTACTAATGTCCAAGCATTGTACCACTCTATAATAAGCTCTAGTCTCTGATGTGTTTTATTGATGTCATCAAATCTACCACACCAAGCAGCAACTATTTTGCTTTGCTCAATATAAGTTTCAACCCCATCTATATGTTTATTTTTTACTTCAACCGGAGCTTTCATTATGTATATTGAACATAGTGATTCTGAGGTAGTTGTCTTTCCCTCAGACACGGGGTCAATAGATGCATAGTATGTTAAAAATTCTGGATCCTTAACTGGACGTTCCCATACTACCAATGTACCTGTCTTGTCTTCAGTTTTCTTAGATATAGGAAATTCAGATATAGGAAGTTTATTTGTAGATTTTACAGCAGGCTTTCCGTTTTCATCTGCATATATATCTAAAAATTCATAAGCATATTCTTTATCATCAATTCTTCTTTGTTGTGCAGAGACTAAATGTGTAGGGAATACAGATACTGTTCTATTTGCAAAAGCTTCTTTAATGTTTCTTGGATGCTGAGAAATACGGAGCTGATATGTTTCTGGATCAAGTTCCCTTTTCCATTTCTCAAATTGTTCATCTAAAGCATTCAATGCTTCTTCTACAAGTGAATTACCATACTTATCTACATAGGGTGGCATTGACCATTGCTCAGGAATAAACAATCCAGATAAACCAATAGTCCCCTTATCATCTATTAGATTTGTTTCTACAGCATATATATCATTATCTGATGGTCTTTCAATCATATTTTTGAGAGGGTTACACTGAGATAAATCACCCACTGATCCTGCAGCAATAAACATCCCTGTAGTAACAAGTCCTGATCTCATAGCAGGACGCATATACTCATATGTTTTATCCATCTTAGGAGCAATCCCTGCTTCCTCATGGAAGAAGTATTTAACGGGACCCCCTACACCATTTGTTGGATCCTTCTCAAATGACATACCTTGTATAGTACCTTTGAGACCAACTTCATTCTTTCTATCTCCTTTTCTAACTTCAATCTTTTGTTGCCACATCATGACTTTACTTGGATTCATTGGACGGTACCAAGCAGTATGTTCATTTAAGAATGCTGCATACTCATCTAAGAATTTCCATGAACCCTTCTCATTTATATAGTCTTTAAGACTAGCACCAATTTTAAGAGTAACCCCGGCCTCAAACCATTGTTGGTTAATAAGTTTGGCCATATGGTAGTAAGAGGATGCTATCTGACGTTTCTTAAGAATAGCAACATGTTTATAGTTTAATTCTGCTAATAGTTCATATAATGCCATATGATACTGAGCATCTCTAATATCAGCAAAACCAAATGCCTGTATCTCTTTGTTAAAGATAGGTAAGAAGTTAAGCCACATATAATATTCTCTAGTTACAAACCAAACTATATCTCCGTCTTTTACAATTATACCTTTTCTACATTTAGCCTTTTGATCATCCCAATAAGCTATGTAGTCTTTTGATCTAAAGGGAGCTGTACAGTATATTCCATCTTTTCTGAATTTATTTGACTCAGATATAAATATGTCATATGTAAGTTCATTGAATTGGTACTGACCAGGCTCTTTGAATAATTCAAAGATGAAATTACTGAAGTCCTCTCTTGACTCAAAACTTGTGGTTGTCCACTTTCCGTTTTCATAAGTTGGTATATCTTGATAAATCTCACTCATTACATATCATATGCTAATCCCTGACCACCTCTAACTTTACTTTGTTGCTCTTCTTGAAGATCTTTATAAGCACCTTTAAAAGATGCCCTGATAGCTTCATAGTTTTTAGCAGCAGCCACAAGAGAATTAATATTACCATCCCGCCCGTGCGTGATAGGTGAAGTTTCCATATAGTATGCTAATCTATCTAACATAGTTGCAATACCTTTATAAGCTCTGGATGTAGGAGTTTCATACATTCTTTGACAAAACTGCAAAGCCGCAAATACTGTATCTTCCTCTGTAGAAAAGTCTGCTTCTATCTCTTTTAGAATTAAATACTCTTTATCTTTTTCTGGAGTAAAGAAAAATGGATTCATATCTGGATTTGGACAACACATATAGAATAAATACATGTACACTTTTAAGTACTCTTCAGGATATTCATCCATTACATCTTTAAGTGCTTTTAGAGTGTAGCAATGTTCTGTAGGAACAACTACACCATTCTGTACGTCAAATAGTCTAGCAAACATTTTACTTCTTTTTAATAAAGGTAGGATTTTCTTTCATATGATTCATAACAGCTATAACCTCCTCATATAAGTAAGGAACCTTAATTGGTTTTACTTCTTTTACAATAGGTTCACCATTAGCATCTTTTTTAGCAATTGGGTACCCCCATTGATCCACACCTTCTACTTCAAAAATTATGTGATGAATATAAATGCTACCTGGTAATAGTTTAGGATTATGTTTAAGTATTATGTACATATAGATACTTAACTGTAAAGCATAGTGATTAAAATTACAATCTTCTAAATTAGAAACTGGATGGAGCATCTTCTCTGAGATTCCTTCCCAGTTCTTGAATGACTCCATCTTTATTTCTTTATTAGTTTTGTAATCAATAATATTTACTCTATTATTCACAACTTCTACTAAATCTGACTGACCACAAATACCAACAGACTTTAGATATACCATATGTTCAGGATACACACCAGCCTCTAACTTTTGGACAGGTGCATATTTTATACCATCTTTTAATGGAACAGGTGCAAAAACAGGAACTGTAACATTCTCTCTTTCTATTGAAGCTAGAGAACATAAATCTGCCTCACGTTGGTTATGATAAAAAGTACCAAGGTCAGTAGCTCTCTTAGCTTCATTACTCCAAATCTCTTGAATGATTTTAGGATCTACTCCAAACCATTTAGAACCTTGTTTTTTAGAAACTTTTTCTGCAGTCTTTTTAGCATCAAATGATTTCTTTAGTGAACTAATAACTGTGGTAACACTATACCAAGTTATATTTTGTTCTTGATCAATACTTTTGTAAGAGTGATCTGTTGCGTTAAATAGTATACTCATAATTCATCTAGTTTATCTTCTTCTTCTTCAGTAGCAATAGCCTGCCATTTATTTAATGGACAGTCTGAAGAAAGAGATCTGGTTTTAAATGTTAAAGAGCAACCACATTCATTACAGCAGGGTGCAGTGCCAGGAACAGCACAATCTGAACCCTTACTTGTACAGTTGTTACAAAGTTGCATTCTATGTCTTGCAACTTCTTCTACAACTTCATCTCTAATAATAGAGTTGGTGATACCTTCTATAATTTTAGCTCGGTTCTCCCATATTTTTTTTAGTGTACTCATCTTTTATTTTTTGAACATCTTCTTTTTTCTTCTCTTCTAAGTTGATCATTATGTCTAGTTTCTCAAGACACTCTACTTTTTCTTCAAGCATTTTCTTATTATAATATGCACTGAAAGTAGATGTGTCATGAGACTCTAGATACTTTTTATACCGGGGAATAGATTTTCTGACTAAACCTGGCTTTGCTACAAATTGACCTAACCCTTCTACATTTATTCTTGGATGCTTTAGTCCAGTTAAATTACTTCTTACTTCTTTGTAATAAAACTGTACAAGATCTTCTATTAAATCTGAGGGCAGATTTAAATCATCTGCCACCTCAGTATATAATTGATTTGACTTCTTTGGAATCATCTACCTAATATTTTATAATCTAGTAAAACACTTCCTTCAGTCTGAATTTTCATGTCAGGATTAATTTGAACTATCTTTTTGTTTGTAGGATCTTTTATTACTAATATGTTTTTCTCACATTTATTAATACAATTTCTTACAGTTTGTTCTGACTTAAATATTTTATGTTCATCAGAAGCTTCATAACAAAAATGTGTAAGTTCAATAGGTCCAAGCTCACTAAGTAAAGTCAGGCACTCTAGGTCAGAGTCACTCAACATTATATGATTTATATAACAATGAGTAAGTATCTGATACTTTATGACATCTTTTTTAGACATCACAACTTTTTTTTGTACCTGATTAACTAATGCCATTACTGTTTCTTTAACTTTCTAACATTCTGTTCTTCCTGTACGTCATTTGGAGTAGGAAATGGATACTTTTCATCATCTCCTTCTTCTTGTTCTGCTTCTTGTTGAGCCTGAGCCATCATTGCAAACTGCATCTGAATGTTAGTTCTCTTAAATCTTACCTCATCAATTTTCATAAGCATTTCTTCATAATTGTGTTGTGCTTCTAAATAGGGCATTGATTCTTTGTAAAACTGTAGCATTTCTTTTCTTTTTGCATCTAGTTCTTCTTGAGTCATTACTC